GCACAGCTGAATTTGCTTCTTTCAGAGCAACACCTACAATTAACCAAACAGGAACAGCAACAGGAATAACGCGAGGTTTACATATCAATCCAACGCTAACAGCAGCAGCAGATTTCAGAGCAATTGAAACAACTGTCGGTAAGGTATGCTTGAATACTACAAGCGGCAATACAATGATTGGCACTACTACCGATGCTGGATTCAAGCTCGATGTGAATGGAACGGCGAGGGTAACGGGAACAGGTTCAACGAGTGCGACTACTGCACTAACTGTACGCAATAGTGCAGGAACGGCAATGCTGACTGTAAAGGATGGAGGTAGTGATAAAGTAGTTACAATGGCTTCCGCTTTGATTGCTTCAATAGATATTTCTTCTACAATTATTCAAGTAGGTAGTGGCAACTCAATTCGTTTTGTTGCTCCAAATGGTTGCGCTTTTAATAGTTCCTACGCAAGTCCCGACGCATCTGCTCAACTTGATGTAGCTTCCACAACAAAAGGCTTCTTACCTCCTCGCATGACCACAACGCAAAAGAACGCTATTGCTTCACCTGCTGCGGGGTTGGTGGTTTACGACACAACACTTGGAAAACTTTGCGTGAGAACGGCTTCAGCGTGGGAAACAATAACATCAGTATAAATTATAACAAACAATATAAACAATGGCTAAAATTCAACCAATCGTATTCCCTTTAAACGCAGGAACAGCAACAGAGATGAGTGTTCTCATTCTCAACTTCGAAACAAGTGCAACAACTTGCACTACCTACTACGAATTGAAATCTGAAGCAACTGAAGAAGTGCCTTCAAAGGTTTTAAGCAATGGTAACTACACGCTAACTGAAGAGGAATTCGCAGCGTGGGGCTTTGACAACGAGTATGTCGCACAATGCGTAGCGAGTGCAATAGGAGTAACAATTATAACATTCTAAGATGCAATTAACAGAGGAACACTTAAAGCAGTTAGACGCTTTCATTCAGGAGATGCCAGTTAAATTTGGCTTGCCATTGATTCAATTCTTCAACAAGATAAAAGAGGAACAAGAGAAAGATGCCTAACGAATCGAGCGCACCAAACTTCTTCGCTGTAGTGAACGACATGGCTAAACGCTTTGTCGAATTGATGCAATCCGACTATCGCATGAAGCGAAAAGTAGGACGCAACTTCACCAACGCGGTTGCAAGTGGTACGCTCGAAAAGTCGCTCGCTTACCGGTTGCAAATCAAAGGATCGTCTATAAACATTTCGGTCTATGCGAAAGGCAAGGCAGGGCAATACTTTTTGTTTCGTGAAAAGGGTGTCAATGGAACGCAGAAGTCACAGGGTGCGCCTTACTCATTCAAGAAAGGAAGCGGAAGCAAACCCGCCAAAGGTCAAATGTCGCCAATGCAGAAAGCAATCTACGACTGGATGTCGATAAAGGGCATACGGCTACGCGATACAAGTAGTGGAAAATTCAAGAAGTCAACGGAAGAACTGAAACAAACGGTTGCAAAACTGATAATGTTCAAAGTAAGACGCGACGGAATAAAGGGGTGGAACGCGTTTGGGTACGCATACGAGAACATTTGGGACGAATATGAATCGAAGGTGGTCGAAGCATACGGCAAAGACTTCAGCGCAACGTTAGAAAATCAATTTAAAGACATTTAACAATATGGCAATTACAATAGACGACCAACCATACCAATACACTCCAGTCGGACAACGATTGATGCTTGTCGCGTCATCTGACAACGTAGCGAACGCAGGCTTCCGTTTCGTGTTCGACTTCGGTTCATTCCAAGTTAACGTACAACCAAACGCTGCGGACAAAGGTATCTTAGACCTCGCACCGATATTCAGAGAGCAATTGCAACACGACGCAAACGAACACTTTCAAACTACAGGGACGGAGAACAGCAGCGTCGCGTTTATTTCGTGTACGATAAAAGAAGGGTGGCTCGTTGACGGGGTGTTCACAGTAAGCGGTTCGGGCATGGCTGACATCGACGACGTCTACGCGTTCCTCGCTGAATACCAAGTAAGCGACGGATACAAACCAAACCCGAACACACGCTACGCGCTCGACGGAATCACGAAGTATTTAATGAGCGAACGAAATGTCGACACTCACAAATGGAGCGAAGCGGCAGCGCGTGGATTGTCCAACGACTACGTCTACATACCAACTCGCGTTGGTGACTATGGTGTTTTGTACGCACCTTCAGCAACGCTTTTGCTTGCAGATAACGACTTTGATATTGCAGTAATTAGCACTTACGACAACACGAATACGCTGATTGAAACGCTTTCGTTTGCAATGGCTGACAACGATTCAGTCGTTAACACAATAGCAGCTTTTTACGCTAACGTAGAAGCAACAGGAATCAATTTAACAGGTGCTAAATACTACACTATACAAATTGGAAAAGAAATTGCGTTTCCCGTTTACACACCTGCTTCACGCGTGTATTGTTTCTACATTGTTCCTGATGATTGTCGCTTTGACAATGTGCGTTTGGGTTGGACGAACACTTGCGGTGGTACTGATTACTTTAACTTCAGCAAGAAGTCGGAGTTGTCGTTTAACTACGATCGCAAACAATACCAAAAAGTAGTCGGAAGTTACAACGCTTCGTCGTTTGGTTTCGACACCTTCGACAGAGGCATGACCGACCGCTACGTTACAACAACGAAAGGACTACAAATAAATAGCGACTGGGTGTCGGTTGGTGAGTTCAATCTACTTCAAACACTTTGCCGTTCGAACGACGTGTTCATAATTAACGACAACGGCACAATGACACCTGTCTTAGTCGACACTCAGAACTTCGTTATTAAAGACGAAAGATATTCAAAACTTTACAACGTTACTTTGAATTTGAAATATTCTCAACCTGTTGGCTTATGATGAATCAAGTGATACTAACGTTAACCGATAGCAACGGCAACAGCGCGATTCTCGACCTTTATGAGAACGAGAAGATGCACCTCAATTACAAGTTCACCGACATTACCGACTTCGCTTCTGTGGGCAATTACTCGCAGGAGTTTCGTGTTCCTGCAAGTGCGACGAATGTAGATTTTTTCGGTGCTATCTTCAACGTAAATTTCGACGGTTGGTTTGATTTTAGAAAGAAGGTCGAAGCGGTGTTGACTGTTAACACGATACCCATTGCAAGCGGTCACATTCAAGTTAAAAAATTATATTGGCAAAGCGGTAAACTATTCGAGTTTGAGGTTGTGTTTTTCGGCGAAGTTCCAAACCTTGCACGCTTGTTGAACGAGAAAAAGTTGAAAGACATTGAGAGCATCGTTGCAGGTGATTTGGACTACGATCTATTACACGAATACGTTGAAACACCACCTAACGAACACACGATTCTAACGTTGTGCGATAAGTGGAATCTGACGGCAAGTAATCCAGAGGGACAACCTGTTTATTCAACCGTTCTCGCAGGGCAACCGACTTACAAACCGCTTTATGTTGGACACTTAACACCTGCCGTAAAGGCGCAATACTTGTTTGACGAAATAATGAACGACGCAGGGTTGCAGTATTCGAGTGATTACTTAGGCGACATACTCGAAAACGTTTATGTCCCTTTTGTGAACGGGCAGTATTTGAATAGTTCGTTGGGGTTAAATGACAATGCTGCGAATCTTGCTCTTGCTTCCAACGTGAACGGATTAACTTTCGCACCTTCAAATAACATTTACAATTTATATTCTTCATTTACTGAATACGAAGACGCAGGAAACAATTGGAGTGCTGGTGTTTTTACTGCGCCATATTCTGCTCAATACTCATTTAACATTGCAGCAAATGGACGCGTAAATACTTTGAACGGAGAAGACTTTGGGAACTATCCAGTTAAGATATTAGTTTATGTTAACGATGTTTTTACTTACGAATACGAATTACTTCAAACAAGTTATTTATTCTTTTTGAATACAACACAAACCTACGCTTTCAATGGAGGTGATACGGTTAAATTCAAATTGCAAATTTTACCACAAGATTCAACCGCAGGGACATTCACTTGGGACGTTGATTTATTTGGTGTTGGTGGTGTAAATCAATTCGGTTGTGGTGTTGAGATTGCAAGTATTGGAACAGCACTAACAAACGACACAGTTCTTATGGAGTTCAACGCTCCCGACATGAAGCAAATCGATTTCATGACATCAATTCAAAAGATGTTCAACCTTGTTTTCGTAGCTGACAAGACGCTGCCGAATACGCTTCGCATAGAACCAATGGTTGAGTACATCGCAAGCGGTAACACGTTAGACTGGTCGCAGAAACTCGACCTGTCGAAAGACATTATGTATTCGCCAACCACCGACCTGCAAAAAGCGAAGTTCACGTTCACGTACACCGAAGACGGCGACTATTTCAACGGAATATACAAAGACAACGGACGAATCTACGGACGTTATGAAGTTACCGAATCAGACTTCGAAGTAATTAACGAGTTCGCGACGGGCGAAGAAAAGGTTGAGTTAGCGTTCGCGTCGACACCTTCCGCGCCTGTGGAAAATACAGATGTCGTTGTGCCTAAATTCTTAAATGCAGAAGGTCAATTCGTGCAACCTAAACCGCGCATCCTTTACTACTTCGCTGACTTCTTTGTCAATATGTACGACGAAGTTTCGGACAGCGTAATTCAAACGGCGGTGAAGTGTCTAAACAACTACTCGACAATGAACGCGACGGTTACGGATAACGACCTCAACTTTGCGCCCGAAATACCACCGCACACAATCATTGCGAACCCATACAACAACCTTTACAACCGTTGGTGGCGCAACTACTACCGCGAACTATTCGACGGACAAGCGCGCATCTTAGAGGGAATGTTTGCACTTACTTTGAACGACGTATTCAGCTTTCAATTCAGCGACAAAATATGGATAATTGATTCGTGGTGGCGAGTGTTAGAAATTCAAGGGTACGTTGTTGGTGAACAAGACCTAACGAAAGTAAAACTTATTCGTGTTCTTGACATCGACAACGGCTGCGACATCGTGCCTGTATCTGCTAACCTCGACCAATCGTTAAATTGGGAAACACCGAATGGTGATCCTGCGACAGTAACGCAAGACTGTTGTGTGCGTTTTGGTTACAATTGGAACAGCACAAAGAATGATTGTTTCTCACAACCAAACAACGGCACACGTTCCTTCATTACGCAACAAGTTCCTTCGTTAGCACCGACGCGCTTCGGTGCGCCTGTGAGTTTCAACGGTTCAATCACACAACCAGTTAGAACAATAACAACCGACTACGTTGTAACGAATTTCGACCGCATGATTTTCGCAGATACGACAGCAAACGGCATAACAATTTATCTTCCTTCTGCAACGACAACGGCAGGACGTGAATTGATAATACAACGCGTTGTTTCGGGTGCTAATCCACTCACGGTACAAGCATACACAGGTGAAACGGTTGAGGGAAGCGGAAGCGTGACCTTGAGCGCAGCAGGTGACACAATAACAATTATAAGTAATGGAAGCGACTTCAAAGGGACATCTACAAAATAAAGCTGGCGCAATGGTCGCCTGTTTAGAGTTCATAAAATTGAACATAAAAAGCAATAGCGAGTTCGGACGCATCGCCAACGGCAAGCGCAAGCTACAAATGTGGAAGCACTACGCTTGGAAAGTAACGCGCATTTCCGTAAACGTCGCGTTTTGGATATTTATTATTTATAAACTACTCTCATAATGGCGAATACAATAGACTTCAATGTTAACAGTAATGCGGTAACGGTATTAAACCAAACCGCCGACGCTGCTGAGAATACAGCGAAAGGTTTTACGTCGGCAAAGGCGGAACTTCGCGCGCTGAATAATCAGTTGTTGACAATGGACCAGACGAGCGACGCGTTTAAGAAAGCGTCTGCGCGTGCTGCTGAGTTGAAGGACAACATTTCCGACTTGGGTGCAGAGATTAACGCAAACGCTGGTAACGCTTTTGAAGGTCTTTCGAACAACGTTGGATTGTTTGGTTCGCGTTTGATGTCGCTTGACTTAAAAGGTGCAGGACAAGCGTTGAGCGGAATGGGTGCGGCTGTTGGAAAGATTGACTTCAAGACGCTTAAAGATGAAGTAGGTGGTCTTGTAAAAGGCTTTGGAACTTTAGCGAAAGCGATTTTAGCAAATCCTATTTTATTGCTTGCGAGTGTTATTGCTTTAGTAATTGCAAACTTCGACGACTTAATAAAACTTTTCCCTTCCGTTGAAAGTGGTTTGTCTGGAATCAATGAGCAAGAGCGCGAAAGTCTTGCGTTATCGAAAGCGAAAGCGGACGCATCGCAAAAGGCATACGAAAACATTGACAAGCAAACGAACATATTAAAGCTACAAGGCAAGAGCGAACGCGAGATTCTTAACATAAAAATTAAAGCGTTAGAAACAGCCATTGCCGATAGAAAAGCACAGTTAGCAATAACTGAAAAACAAGCAATCACGCAGGTTCAAACAGCAAAAAGAAACAGAGAGATTCTCGAAGGAATTATTCGCTTTCTGACCGCACCTATTCAGATACTGTTGAGTGCCGTTGATGCTATTGCAAAGGCAATAGGCAAAGAAAGCAATCTTGCGGAAGGCTTCACAGATTTAGCAGCAGGACTTTTGATTGATCCACAGGAATTAGAAACTGAATTGAACAAAACAATTCAAGAGAATAAAGATGCTGTTGCTACAATGGAGAACGACTATGCTGGGTTGAAGTTGCAAATTAAACAAATGGATTCTGACGCTTCTAAAGAAAGAAAAAAGAACGCAGAAGATGCAAAAAAAGAAGCTGAAAAAGATGCTGAAGACGCAAAAAAAAGAGCAAAAGATTTAGCAGATTTTGAAAGTGCTGCACGTCAAGAAAGATTAAACGACCAAGAAAGAATAGATGAAGAAATTTATCAATCATCACTAACAGCACAAGAAAAAGAAATTGACGCTGTTAGAAACAAGTATTTTGAGTTAATCACACTTGCGGAGTATTACGGTCAAGACGCTACTTTATTAAAAGAACAACAAGCAAAAGCAGAAGCTGAAATAAATAAAAAATATAAGGACGAAGAAATTGAAGCTGAAAAAAAATTAGCAGATGAACGTAAAAGACTTGATAAAGAAAAGAAAGATGCAGATGATGAAAAAATTGCAGCAGAACAAGAAGCCTTTAACATACGATTAAGCATTGCATCAAGTGGATTAGCAGCACTCGGAGCATTAAACGACGCGTTTACAAAGAAAGGACAACAACAATCAAAGAAACAATTTCAGATTCAGAAAGCGTTGAATCTTGCGTCCGCTGTTATCGATACCTACGGTGGTATCAATAGAGCGTTAAACGACAAGACAATGCCTTCAACAACAGCGCGTATTGTTCAAGCGTCAATCGTTGGAGCAATGGGTTTAGCTAACGTACTAAAAATATCCAAGACTGAATACGGAAACGCAAGCGCACCTTCGGGAACAAACATGAGCGCAGGCGGTGGCGGTGATAACGGAACAACAGCCCCTTCACCTGCGAACTTCGCCTTCTTAGGTAACCAACCGAACCAACAACCACCGCTTCAGGCATACGTCGTTGGAACGCAGGTGAGCAGCAATTTAGAAGCACAACAATTAATACAAAATCAATCACGATTAGGAGGATAAAAACATGAACAAAAAAATTAAAGTAATTGAATACGGAATCGACGACGCTGGACTTCTTGGCGTGTTCGCGATTAGCGTTGTTGAACAGCCTGCAATAGGCGTTGACTTCGTTGCGCTTTCAGAACAACACTCTGTAAAATTCAAAGAAGATTTCAGAGGTCTTTTTTACGGTGCGTTGTTGATTCCCGATCAACTGATATACCGACGCGACGACAAGACCGAAGAAGAATACTACGTTAAGTATTCGAAGGATACCATTCGCGCCATTGCTTACAACTACTTAAAGCAAAACATGACCAACAACGCAACGGTTGAACACGCGAAAACTGTTGAAGGTGTGTCGCTTGTCGAGACGTGGATAATTGAAGGCGAAAACGACAAGTCTAAGAACTTCGGCTTCGACCTTCCAGAAGGTACTTGGTTCGGTTGCATGAAAGTCGAGAACGACGAAGTAAAAAAACAGATTCAAAACAAAGAAGTGTTAGGTTTTTCAATCGAAGGAAACTTTGCCGTTGATAAAGAAATGTATTTAAGCGCACAAGAAAAATTTGCAGAAGGACAACCGCACTACACCGCTGACGGTAAGTTGTACGAAGGTCCTACCCATAAGAACAACGACCGACTTATGACGGGCGCGGAGCATACCGACGAAAGTGAGTACCTGTATCACGCGGACGAACTCAAAAATTTAGATTTAATCGTTGAGATAGAACAAGCCATCAAAGAAGAAATTGAAGCGCGCTACGACGACTACATGAACGCGGTGAACATGACCTACTCAGAACTTAAAGCATGGTCAGAAACGGAGTGTTCTCAGTTGGCTTCACTTGATCGTGGACCGATAAATAGAAACCTTGAATTGTTGCAAACGAATAAAGCCGATTGGAACGACAGCCACTACGAAGACGCAGGGAAAACAATTGCCTTCATCAACCGTATGCGTGAGAATTCAGCAGGCGACATATTGGAAGATAGCAACGGAAACGTCTGCGGAAGCAAGCGCACAATTTCTCTTTTGAACTGGGCATACGATCCGAACAAGTAAATGAATATCGAAGCAGGGGGGTTCTTAAAGTTGGAGTTGTTCAACGACGACGCGAACCTGTTTCTAAACGCACTCACCAAGATTACAAACGAGAGCGGTAAAATGGGTTTTAAGACCTATGGATTGAGTGAGGACGAAATGAAGATAATGAATGACATTCTTGATTCTTTGGGGTAAAAAAAACGGAGGGAAATCACTCCCTCCGTCAAACCTAAAATCAAAATCAACCTATGAAAAGCCGAATTGTGAAACAAATATACGAGTTTTTCTATTTAGCTACTAAACATTTAATAAACACTTATATGAATTTACGAGAAAAAGTAAATGCACTATTCGCCAAACACAACGTATCACTCACAGCGGAAGAAACCGTTGTTGACGTGAAGCAAATGGTTGAGGCAATACTTGCAGACGGAACAAGCATCTATTCCGACAGCGACACATGGGCAACTGGTGTTCGTGTATTATCAAAAGACGCAGACGGCAATGAGGTCGTGGTTGCAGACGGAGAGTACACAACAGCAGAAGGTGTTATTGTAGTTGTTGCAGACGGACTACTTGTTGAATTGAAACCAATGGTTGAAGAAGAACCAGAGGTTGAAGTTGAAGAAGAAAAACAGTCTACGGACGAATCACTAAGCAAAGAGGTTGAAGGACTTCTTTCGTTGGTTGCTAAGTTGGAAAGCGAACTTTCAGAAGCTAAAAAAGCAAATGAGAATCTTTCAAGCGAAGTAACAAAATTAAGCGCACAGCCTGCCGCTACTTCAATCAAAGAAGTAAAGCAAGCAAAACAAACAGCTTCGAAGCCATATCACAAAATGAGCGCAGAAGAACGTTTCTTATTTCACTTAAACAAATAAAAAAATAAAATAAAAAATGGCTACTACAACATCATTAACAACTACCTACGCAGGTAGAGAAGCAGCAGGATACATCCGCGCTGCGTTTTTAAGTAACGAGTCTTTGGCTGCGGTTACAATCAGAGAGAACATTGAATACAAGCAAGTTATTCGCAAGCTCGTTGACAACGTTACTTTCGAAGCTCCAACGTGTGACTTTACTCCACTTGGAACAGTTACATTAACCGAGCGTATCTTGACTTTGGAAAAATTCCAAGTACATCGTCAACTTTGTAAGAAAGATTTCTTAGCAGATTGGGAAGCAAAGTCTGAGCAAAACGGACAACTTCACGCTTCATTGGCTGACGCTATTATAGCTAACGTTTTAGCAGGTGTTGCAGCTCGCAACGAGGTCTTGATATGGCAGGGTGTTAACGCTAACTCTGGCGAATACGCAGGTTTCGAGACATTGTTCTTGGCTGACGCTGCTGTTCTTGACGTTGCTGATCCAGAAGCAATCACTTCTGCAAACGTTATTGACGAAATGGCGAAACTTGTTGCTACACTTCCAACACGCGTGAAGCGTGCAACTGAGAAGCCTGTAATCGCAGTTTCTTCTAACGTTGCTGAAGCATACAGAAGCGCGATTCTTGGTCTTGGTGGTGGTTACTACCTTTATCAAGGAGAATCAGTTGTAATGAACTGGCAGGGACAGTATGACGTTATTGAGTGTCCTGGAATGTCTGACGACACAATGGCTTTCTATCAGAAGTCGAACTTGATTTTTGGAACTAACTTGTTAGACCAATGGAACAACGTTGCACTTTTGGATATGTACGCAAGTGACCTTTCTGACAACGTTCGTTTTGCTTGTTCTTTCTTCGCAGCGGTACAATACGGTTTCGGAAACGAGATTGCATTCTACCAATACACAGCATAATTCAACCATTCTAACCCTTGCATAAGAGAGGTAGCGGCATAAACACCGCTCCTCTTTTGTGCTAATAAAAACATACAAATATGGCAAATTGTGAATTGACTATCGGCTTTAATTTAGAGTGTAAAGACGCGATTGGCGGAATTAAAAAAATCGTTTTAACCCAATGGAACTCAAGTGTTGATTTTGTTTTTGACGGAGCAACAGAAGTGGTTGAAGAAATTGTGGGTGTTTCAGATAATGAAT